ACATGCCGGTATAAAGCAGGCTGTTTCGCTCTTCCCGCGTCAGACGAGCTGGTGCTTCAGGTGCCATACGGGCAGGCAGCGCCAGTGTCTGTAATGGTCGGACCGGATCCGTTGACAGGGAGGGCGCACAGACCGCACAAATGGAGGCCGCCCAGACATAATCCGGCTCTGGTGCTTTAGGAATAGAAGTGCAGGTAAACAGGAAGTCATTACGGGATTCACCAAAACTGGTTGCCGTACCGAAGGTGCCGGTATGCGCCATCCAGACCATACCGTCCGACATTTTTACCGGTCCCCAGCGCTTCAGCAGTTCATCCGCCAGAATTTTGAGATTTGCCGCATCCTTATAGGGCATGACGATGTAGTTGTACTGACGATTCCCCATCCCTGAGACGCTACGGGTGATATCGGGGTTTGTTGCCTTCTGTGTTGGCGCGACGAGCTCCAGCGTAAGACCGGCCGGTGTAGTTTCACCGTCATAATAGTTCACCCGTAAATCATGAGCTGAGCATTCACCGATAAAGCGGGCGTTAACCCCCATGCTGCCTTTAAGTCCTTCAGCATTATCACCACTGACTTCAGCTGCGATAGCAGTGAATGGCGCATCAGTGTCAGCGTTAATGACCTTAGCCAGCTCTTCCACAAGCTCTTTACCTTTTTTCCCCTTACTGACGGGCAGGAGGTAACGGCGACCGCCGATGTAAACACTTAACACCCCGTCTGCCAATGCTGTTCCAATGATATTCATCACGCATGCCCTGGACTGACCTGTTCCAGCCCCCTGTGCAATGGCATATAACTCTGTATCAGGGTTAATGGCGATAAATTCCTCTACCATCAGTGCAATCATGGAACCTCGCCCCCAGAGTTCTCTTGCTTGTGAAGCTCGGGTAATACGTACTGGTACATCAAGCTGACCGCGCCCCTGAATGGTAGTGTCTTTCATTGCAGCCTGACCAAACAACAGTACCGCCTGACGCTGTGGTGGAGTGCCGGTCACGGCCATTGAATTATTGATTTCAATCTGTACCAGCGGAATGCGATTGTTATCGCCGATATAATCAAAGTTAATCATCAGGACGTCCCCTTGTCTGATGCTGCGGGTTTTTCAGTCGCAGGTTTTTCTGCTGCCGCTCCCGCGGGTTTTCCGGCGGCATCAGTCGTTGCAGACGCTGCTGCCGGTGCTGCTTCAGCCGCTTTTTCCACCACAATGACGTCCCCGTCATTAAGACGGCGGCACCAGAACGGGGTGAAGGGTTTCTCTTCACCGTTCTGTGAGAGCGGAGTCATCGTGTCGGGATCGCGAATCAGGCATCCCGGCGCAGGTTTAATAAAAATGGTTGTCATCTGTTATTCCTCTGACGGTCCGGCGTTTTCACCGGCGGCAGTTGCACCAGGCAGACGGATGTGTGCCTTAAACTCCGGCGTGCCTTCCGGTTCGGTAAAGGTTTCGTAATGGCGCAGGAAATCATCCAGCGAGCTGATATCCGTCAGCGGGTCGATCATTTCCTCGCATGAGAAATACAGGGCGTACATCACGGCACCGCTGCCTGCCTGCGTTTCGGTGTAACCGTTGACCGCCTTTTCAAAGTAAAGCGGTGAGGTTTTTTCTGCTCTGAAGCCGTCCAGCACGGTAATCAGGCGGGCCACAATCTGATAAAGCCCGGGACGGCTGACCTCACGGCCATTGAGCATGTCGCCGATGACGTAGAACACCCAGTGACTGACCAGACGCCCACGGGTACGCCCTTCACCGGCACCCAGCCAGGCAACATAGATAGCCGGGGCGTTAATCAGCATGGTGCGCAGTACGCTGTCGCTCCAGTCGCCGGGATGTGTGTCAACAGACACCAGTTCATTCCCGAAATACTCACGGATACGGGCGATGTACGCCTGCTCGGTTTCCGTAATCATATAAAGCCCTTCTGGTTGCGCCCGAACACCGCCGCATCAGACTGCACCTGCGGTAAATCCCCGGATTCAGGGGCCGCACCGTCTGTATCCACGCCGACCGGCACGTTACCGTTCATGACATCTTTCAGCCAGGCCAGCGCCTCACGGTAACGGTCACGCGCCTGATCGGATGCCCGCTGATCGCACAGGTAATAAAAGGCAATCGTGCAGCAATGCTGAACAAGGACCGCCGGAACCACCGCCAGCGGCAGCGTGTAACGGGAAGACAGATAGCTGTCGATAAGGGCAGACGCGTCCGTCAGTGCCCGGTTCAGCTTGCGCGTGTCCGGTTCATCCGAACGGGGCACGGCCAGTAATGGCCTGAGCAAATCCTCGCGGTAACGTGCCCGCATATCGGTTTCGGTGGCGTAATTCATGCGCGCGCCTTTTTCGCCTGTCTGGCGTTATTGCCGGTCTTTTTCCGGGGAGCATCCTGTACGGTTTCGGTTTCGGCTTCGGCTAAATCTGCACCGGTCTCTGCATGAACCACACCCGCCACGGCTCCCGCATCATCACCAGGCGTCTGTAGTATTCGTACAGTGAGGCATGGCTCCGCTTCCAGTCGGGCAAGCTGCTCCGGGGTGACGTCAACCTGCTGGCGTCCCCGCATGAACAGGAACCCCGCACGACGAAAATGCGTACGACTGCAACGCACTTCTGCCAGTACCGTGACAGGACTGTCACCACTGACCTGAAGGCCTGAATCATCTGTTGCTGCCACAGTGTGATGTTCATTCATATTTGCCCTCCGCAGGGGCCGGGCCGTAAGCCCGGCTCACCGTTTACAGATAATCCGCGACAACCAGCTCCAGCTTGCCCTTCATCTCGTTAGAGACTGTGGCGTTACCGTCTGCGAACAGCTCGCGCTCCAGCAGCTGCACCGCCTGTTTTTCCAGCGAGGTGGGGACAACAATATGGGTGGGTTTGATGCCGAGTTTGCGGCCACCGTCAGCCTTAAAGTCACGCATGGCTGACCAGCCGTGCCACAGCGCATCCAGCGTCAGCGGTGACTGCATCATGTAGGCCATCTGCCAGAAGCCGTAGCCCACATTGCGACGGGCGGAAGCACCGAACACAAACTCGTTATCAGTAAACGCACGGCCTTCATCGACTTTTGTCTGGGCAACCAGTTCGGCTTTGCGGCGATCCTGATAAATCAGCGGTTTTACCGCGCGGGAGCAGTCAAGCAGATACCAGGCCGGGCCGCTGTAATCCGCCTGTGCACCGACAGAGCCGGTTTTTGCCACAAACATATTGCTGACCATCTGTGCATCACCGGAGCCATCCACTTTGGGGTAAACAGGGTGTTCGGTATCAAAGAAGTTCTGGCCGTCATAGCAGGCCGCATTCAGACCATCACGCAGTGCAGCAAAGACCAGTTCATCCGGTTGTGCCGCAGCGGCACGACCCATTTCCTGGAATAACGGGGAGTAGATGCCGAGATTGTCGTCTTCAAAGTCATCGCGGCTATCCGCGTTCGCTTTTGAAAATGCGTCCTTCGGACTCAGCCTTATCCAGCAACTGCTCCAGCGTGGTGCTGCCGTGTTGTGCCGACAGCGCGGCATATTCGGTACGCAGGGCGTTATACGTCTCAACGGGCACATATTTCGTCAGATCAATAGTGCCGCCAGTTGGTGTGCCTTTTGCGGTTTCCAGTTCTGCCGACAGGCTGGCAACCTGCGTTTTCAGGGTGTCGTGCGCATCCGCACGGGTTTTGCTCCCGGTAAGGGCAGACAGCGCCGCCGTGCCCAGTTCCGGTGTAAATTCGTCACCGTCAGCCACGGTCAGACCGAGCGCCGTCAGCAACTGGCGTAATTGCTCATTCATGGGGGATTGCTCCTGAGAAGGGGAAACGACATAGAGATCATCAGCACTGAGTGCCGCGACAGGGTTCATACCCGTAATACCCGGATCATTCGTCAGGGAAGCCATGCGCAACAGGTAGGGCTCCCCGGTGTCAGCGAAATAATGCATATATGCAGACAGATAGGCATATTCACGGTCATCAATATGTTTTTGTGCCTGTGGTGTCCATTCAGGTTTAATGAAAATCCCCTGACCCTCACGCCATTCGATGTTTTCCGGCTTAACCCATCCTGCAGCAATAGCCTTGAATCCGTTTTTCTGCGCATTCACGGAGTGATGGTCATAATCAATCAGTAACGGCTGATGCAGGGCGGAAAGCCCGGCTTTCATCCGGTTACAGGCGGATTCGTTAATCAGCCAGCCTTCAGTCGGTTTTTCCGGGCGACCGTCACGGGCCTTTACCCGACCGGCTGGCAGTAACTGACACCATCCGTCGCCGGATGCAGTCAGCGAAGCTGAAAGCACGGCTAAACCGGAGGGGCGATTTGCGTCTTTTGGGTGATTTTCTGTCTTCATACCGGCAGCATAAGCCGGGTATTTTTGGGGCTGGTTTTGCGGGACTTCAGAAAGTGCTGACAGGGGGGGAATGAGAAAGGCGCTTCACGCAGATTTTAAAGCCCGTTAAATACAGGTTAGAAAATCACGACACGCGCCTGAAGGGGGTAAGGTAATACGTTTACATACCTTAAACCATTACGGCGTTTCTGTGGCCTTTTTAAAGCGTTTTCTGATTTCGTCCATGATCTCCTGTTCTGCCACCTGATCAAAGCCCATATACGGACGTGCGCCAATGGCCGCCGGTCCCGGTGGCATACCAGGCAGGCCACCCCACTGATGAATGGCTGCATAAGGTTCATTTGATCCAATCAGCGCCCAGGTATCGCCATAATCCGTGGTCAGGCGGCGGGCCAGATCGCCGTTCAGCGTCAGGATTTTGCCGGGCGTGTATCCCTTACGGGTACGCCACTCACGGTAAGGATCTGACCAGTCATGCCAGCGTTCACCATCCGGCTCTTTTTCCTGCTCAAACGCCATTTCTGACGATGACAGAAGACTCGCCGCCACACTGCGGGCCAGGTCTTTTCCGCCGCCCACAAACTGAAGCCGGGCAAACACTCGCTGGAGACGCGTAACGTCAACAACGACAGCTGCATCAATGGATGACATATTGCCTCCGCATAAAGGATGAATATAAAATAAACAGGCGGTCAGTGTACGCTTAACTGGTAAAGTCGGTGCCTGCCTCCGGGTGGATCATGTATGCGGGTTCGACCCCCGCCACTGACCGTTAATCAATTTGTCCTTCCAGCACCTCAAGCATTCCGCCCCGGATATCCGATTTCAGCTTATCCATATTGATAACCCGGTAAGCATTCACAATCACATCCAGTTTGTCGGGCTGACGTTTCAGACTGTACGGTGCATTAACGGCAATCTGCACACTGCCATCCTGATTTTCCACGATATACATCAGATTGTTGTGCCGTTTGTCCCACAGTACCGCTTTTGGCCTTGCCAGCATTGCCGGTAAGCGCCCGAAGTCCTCCGGCGTCAGAGCGATGCCGTCATTCTGATGTTTCACACTGTCCGCATGGAGCACATTTTTACCGCTCATCGCCAGCAGGCGGGCCGGTGGCGTTCCCGTCCGGCTTTCCACTGCCTGCGCAATGCTTTCAGTCATAAAGCCCAGCGTGCGGATATCGTTACCACCTCGCCGGGTCTGCATGATGTTTTTTGCCCAGATGCGGAACGCCAGCTGCCGCTCCGGGCTGTTGTTCATCTCCTGAACCACCATTTCCCGTAACGCCGGGCTTTTCACCTCGATCAGTTTGCGGATCAGCGCCTGGTCTGTGCCGAACGCTGCCGAGCCGGGGTTATATGACCAGCCCACATCCGGTGTCATGGTTCTGGTGCCATCTGAATATGTGGTCACCGGCATTTCTCTGACTTCTCCGGTCTGTTTATCCACGCCAGCCTCAACATTGCGGGTGGAGAGATGATCCTCACCGGATGAAACGGATAACCCCATTGCATCCAGACGGGCCTGAGACAATGGCCGCACACGGCAGCGGCAGTTCCAGCCATTGGGCGGGTAGTGTGTTTTCCAGAACGGATCGTCATAGCGGAATACCAGACCGTTAAGGGCGGAATGCGACGGGCGGGTACGGCTGTCCATGACCGCCACATACTGCCAGAACGGATGCGTGTCCGTGTTGTTCATCATCTGCGTGTAACGCCCGGCATTGTAAGCCACACGGGTGTTCACGTTGTAAATCAGCACCAGACGACGGGGACTGCCCAGCTGCACTTCTTCCGCGTTACCGTCGCTGTCCACCACAATCTGCTTTCCCCACCATCCCAGCTTTTGCAGGCGTGGCGTCAGTGTGCGGATAAATTCTTTCTGTGAAATCCCCTCATCAATGGCCCGCTGCACTTCGGCCTGTAATGTGGTTACCACATCCAGCCGTGCCGTTTTTGCTGCCGTGAATGAGCGGGCATGAACATCCGCGTCTGTTTCGAACCAGTTCCAGCTGATATGCGCCCCTTTGGCGCGGAAGTATGCCACCGTCTCTTTTGAGGGAAGCGTGGCGGCATAACCTAAATCAATCCCCTGAGCCATCCAGCATCCCCTTCATTTCCGCAGCAAACATGGCATCACTGAGCAGCGTCATCAGGCGGGAATCATCCATTTCACGGTAAAGGGCAGGCAGGTCTGCCAGTGCCTCCGCCAGCCCCCGCGTTCTGATGACATCAATGACCGGCTCCAGCACCGGATCGATGGCCTCCTGTAAGCGGCGGGCAGGCACCGCGTCCCCCATGTCGTCCAGTTCATCACGCGGCGTGTTTTTCGCTTCCGGCAGTCGGGCTGAAAGCGCCGTCTGTTCTGTCTTTTCCTGTTTTTCCGGTAGCGTTTCCCTGTCAGGCATGGCCGGTTCATTACTGCTCTGACGGACACGGAATATGGCTTCACCGGGCGTGGGCTGTGGAATACCGGTCTGCTCCCGTACCCAGGGATCAGGAATATCCATCCCCGCACTGAGTTGCATCACCGCACTGGCTATTTTGGTGATATCCCCCGGTTCTTTGGTCTGGAAACAGATACGCGGCAGGCGACGGATATCAATGGCGTGGGCGGTGTTCAGGGCATACAGCGGATACACCAGATCGCGGTTTAGGGTTGCAGCCAGCTGGCGTAAATCAGAATCCCTGATTTCCCGGCGCACCTCGTTATGCACCTCACCCAGCGAGCGCGCGCCTTTGTCTCCGGCTTCTGTGGTCAGCGTGCCGCCGAGTATTGCTTTGGAGATGGAACGCTCACCCCACGAAATCATGGTTTCAAACGGATCGGCCTGACCGTTCGCTGCCGCCTGAAACTCCAGCGACATCCCGGCCGGGATGATCCCGCCTGTACGTCGCCCGATATCCATCACCGCCCGCATCAGGGCACTTTTCTGCTCCGGTGTTGCCCCGGACGGGTATTTCCCGACCTTCATTGGCAGGCCGTACACCTCCAGAAATTCCGCCAGATCGCGCACGGAATAGTTTTTGAAAATGAACGGCCAGATAAGCGTTCTGACAAGCCCCGTCGCACCACCGTAGCCGGTGCGTGAACGCGACTGATGCACTATCCAGCCAAAGGGCTGAAACGCCACCCCGGCATGGCTGCCGTCACGCAGCCGCAGTTCGCTCAAATCATCCGGGTTAAGGCAGAAATGCCCGCTGTCACGCCATCGGATGGCGCGGATGATGTGCATCTTACCGAGCATCCCGTGCTCAATCTCCATGCAGGAATAGCCCTTCAGGATGGCATCGGTGGCATCAAATAACATGGCATCAAACCAGTCGGCGGAATGCAGATATTCGTCGAGCATTTCCGCGTCCTTTTTCTCATTCGCGCTGGCGTTCGGTGGCGGCTCAATGCTCCATGGCACCCCCTGAATGGCAAGACGTCGCTTGCCCAGCTCCGCAAAAAGGTGGGTGTCCTTTTCTTCAATGTCAGCCGCCAGATCGGACTGGGCAATCAGATCGCCACGTTCAGCCCCGCGAAGGCACTGCGCCGCCCGGTTCGGGGTGATACCCGAGGCGGGATGCTCAACATAACGGCTGGCAATCTGCGGAATATCCAGCGCGGTACTTTGCATCTCCGGGTCAAAGGAGAAAGGTTTTCCGTCAAGATCAATTATGCGTCCCACTACCAGCACCCCCGATCAAATTCATGATATGCCTCATCGTCATCACGATAACCGCCCTCCATTGCCCGCGACCGCTCCGGCAGCGCCTGACAGGCTGATTCATCCAGGATGAAACCCTCCATGTATGACGCCCGGTTTGCCATACAGAGTGCCACGGCAAAATCACCATGGCGGCGGGCGTTCGCAGCCGTTGCGTTCTGGTCCTTCGTGCGCCCCTTGTCGATTTGCGGGATACCATTCACCACCTTCACATGGCGCAAATCATCAAGCGTGGTCTGATGGCGGGCGACGAGGATATTCTGATCTTCAAACTCGGCTTTCAGTTTTGGCATCCACTCGCCGTACCACTTCGGCGACAACATCACGCAGTCGATGATGTCCGGGCCAAAGGCCAGCAGTGCGGCCTCTGCCAGATAGCCGCCGTTACCGGTGGCGTCGAACGCCGCACCGACCAGCGCCGGAACGCGGGTCAGGATGTACATCATCACCTGTTCCTGCTGGGCATACGGCAGGTTGCGCAGCTCCACGCGAAACACCTCGCGCTTTGCCAGGAGTTCGGTGATTTCCAGCAGCACAAAGCAGGACAGGTCACCGGTGCGGGCAAAGTCTTCCCCGAAGCTGAAGCGGGAACGGGGATTTAATTTCTCTGTAAGCGGTTTTAAATGTTCTTCACACCAGGTTAAAACTTCCGATTCACGCAGCCATGCGGCACGGCTGATGAAGTCGTCCGGGGCTTCAAACGTCAGAATCGGGATGTCACGAATCATCGCCATTTCAATAAGCGCGTGAGGAATATAGGCACCGCCGGATTTTTTCGGGATACAGCCGTATTCCTCGTCGGCATCCTCACGGGTCGGGGCGTTTTTGTAGAGATCATCACGCCATTTCTGCTCGCTTTCCGGTGACCATTCCTGATCGGTGACGTAACAGATACGACGGTACAGCCCGTCCGCAATGGCATCATCCAGGGTTATGCGGTGGACGCTGTAATCCTTGCGCCCCTCGCGGGCTTCCTGAATGTACTGATTAAACAGATTATCGACGCCGTTATGCGTGGAAATAATGCGCACGCGTGCGCCCCACATGGTAAGCGCCATTGCCGCCTTGAGAAGCTCATCCAGTGACTCGTGGAACGCGGCTTCATCAATCACCACATCCCCCTGAAGACCGCGCAGGTTTGACGGACGGGAAGACAATGCCTGAATTTTGAATCCACTGTTCGGAAAGCGGATCATGTAGGTCAGAATTTCTTCTTTTTTATCCCGATCCCAGAATGTCTGCTCATACACATCAGCATCTGCCAGCTGGTTAAAGGCACGGGAGAACAGCGCGCAGGCAGAAATATATTCCAGCGCCATCTCCTGTTTTGACCCCACATAAAACACATTACGGCCACCACGACGCTTAGGCTTTGCGGCGGTAATGACGTTACGCCCGGCTTCCGCCCAGGTAAGCCCGGTGCGTCGGGATTTCTCCGCGATGCAGACCTGACTTTCATCTGCAAACCAGCGGGCCTGATAATCCAGAAACACCGGCATATCACCGGGCAAATCAAGGCTGTCCGGCACATCCACGCCCAGCAGGGCTTTTTCACCGGACAGATCAATTTTGCGGGGAGGTGTCATTTGTATCAGTGAAGGAGACTTTTCTTTGGCTTTGTTCATCAGGCTTTACCTGTCAGAATGCTTTTGATTCGGAACTCAAGCTCTTCAGTCATCACGTCCACGCCACTCAACTCATCAGTGACAGCCCCTGCCAGCAGCGAATGCAGTTGTTCCAGGGATATTTCCCCGGCAATGCTGAGTTCAGTCAACTCACGACACGCTTTTATGGTTTCAGGAGGTAACTGTGTTGCAAGACTGAATGCCTTCTGATGAGCACTGCTCATCAGTGAGCGGTTATCTGTTACCACGATTCACCTCCTACGCCTTACCAAGCAGCATCTGCCTGATACGGAATTCTATCTGCTCGCTCATGCCATCCACGCCGCGCAACTCGTCGGTGACGGCGTTCGCCATCTCTTCAGCAAATGCGGCCCGGATTTCTTTTTCACGCTTAATGCTGCGCTCGGCGGCACTTTCCGCACGCTGTGCCGACAGGAGGATGTCCTTAATAAGGCGCATATCCACATCGCTGTCGCTGTTCAGGGATTCGGTGGCGGCACGCAGACGGCGGTACATCAGGGCACGGGACATCTCCAGAATCAGTGCCGTGGTTTCACCGGTCGGCTTATCCCCCAGTTCGGCCATCATGGCTTTTGTCTGCTCGCGTAAATCACGCAGATTACGGGCAATCAGCTCATTACGGGAGGCTTCCCGGCTGATGGCCGCCGGTGAAAGCTGCTGCTCTTCCGGCAGGCCTGCCTCACGGATCAGACGGTTGATTTCCTCGCGGATCTGGACCTGCGTCAGGCGTTTTTCACGCAGCATTTCCAGCAGCGGCTTACGGATGCTGTCGGGGAGCAAATCCACCTTGCGTACACGGCCACGCGTCGGCTTATCCATCGTTACCCCCTTGCGCGTGGTTTCTTCACACCCGGAACAGTGGCACGACCTTCCGCCACATCCTGACCCCGGCCGGTCAGTTCAGCGATGAAATAACCGTTAACAAGCGTGCGCTTACGCACCAGTCCCTGCTCAGCAAGCCAGGCAATGTGGGTGTGAACGGTGTCGCGGGACACGCGGTGGCCGTAATCATCCAGGCAGTCCTGAAGCACGGATTCGCCCAGTTCGCCGTTGTAATCCGCCAGCGACCGCAGAATGACAAGACGCTGATCTTCAGTAATGAAATCACTCATTGTGTTTTTTCCTTACAGCCTGCTCCAGCAGCAGTTCGTTCTGATGAGAGACGGATTTCAGGGTGGCGTTGGTGGCCTTTAGCTCACCGCGCAGGGTGGTGATTTCGATATTGAGTCTGTTCACCTCCTGCTGCGTGGGCAGGCCGGAAATCCGGCTCTCCACCCGCTCAACCCGATCGGAGAGTTTTTCAAAGGCCTCGCGGGGGACGAAGGTTTTGCGCATCAGCGCCATGAAGATCCCCCCGGCCGTGGCCGTTGCCGACAGGATCGGCACAACATAATCTTTAACGATGCTGACCCACATGACCGGCCTCCATGATGTTCTGGCAGTTCACACAACGGATGGCATCCGGCACGGCAACCAGACGGGCAGCCGGAATGTCACCCCCGCAGTCCGCGCATACACGCCTGCCCGGTGTCTCCGCCACCCGGCGCTTACGTGTCAGCCGGTCACAAAGGGCGCGTTCTGTTGCCCGCTCCATGACAGCCTGAGCACAATCTGAATCATCCATACCTTTTTCCTTACTTCGTCTTTCCTGCCGGAACAGCAGGCGTTCCGGCCATATCAGTAAATTCATGTTGTCGCCGCGCCTCCAGACGACGAATACTGGCCTTGTCCACGTTGCAGTTCTTGATCACCGCCAGCAGTTGCAGGTTGTAAGTGACCGATGCCCCAAACGTGAACGGCTCCGGCGCAGGAGGGACCAGGCAGTCAGCCAGCCATTCAGCGGGGATCGGAACCGGCTGCACAGGCACGTATTTCACAGACGGCCCGGCGCACCCGCTCAGCCACATCATCAGGCACAGGAACAGAGGCCGCAGGCACTGTTGCCAGCGACCGGCGGACAACGCTCTGCTGCTCCTCGCTGTGCTGAATGTTCTGTTGCTTTTCATTCGTGGCCGCCTTGCTGATTTGTGAAATGAGTTGCAGGGTGCGTTGCTGGTTTGCCAGCACCAGACGGGCTTCGTCCCGTTCACGCACAAGCACATGATTATTGTCCTCAAGGCGCTGCGTCTTCTGGTGCATTCCCCATACCACGGCAGCCAGCACGCTCATCACCCCCAGCGCCGCCATACAGCCTCCGGCAATCAGGGCCGGTAAGGGATTGTTCACCGCAGCCACAGCACACCCCGCAGCAGCACAACGGCACACAGCAGCGCAATCATGAGCGGTCGCCAGAAGCGGTTCAGACTTTCGGCAAATCGTAACGACATAACCATTCATCCGCCGAACGGCGGGCCTCAAGACCGGGGAGTTTTACCCCCTTTGAATAAATCCAGCGGATATACTGCTTACAGGACGCGGGCATCTGCCCGGCATTGATAAGGCGCAGGAGCGTGGAGTTGCGAAAGTTCGTTTCACCGGCCCAGAAAATCCAGGAGGCCAGCGCCACCGTCTGACCACGGGTAAGCGGCACCTGAACATGACGATCGATAGCCGCAAAGGCCCATTTCATGTCCTTTTCCAGCAGCTCCAGACACTCTTCATCAGTTTTTGTCATCCCCGGTTTCACATCCGGGCCGGTATGGCCGTAACAGATGGTGGGGGTGCCGGTGGGATCAATGTACGTGGTGTTTTCTTTCCCTTCCCAGTAGCCGGTGTAGTGCGTGGCAATAGTGAACGTCCCGGCTCCGGCCAGAACAAGGGCAATCAGCTTTTTACGCAGTGGCGCGGGGAGTTTTGGCATTGTTACGCTGTCTCATGGTGTTCTCTGAGCCAGCGTAACCGTGGAAAAAAGGGGGCAGGATTTGCGGAATATCAGAAAAGCCGGGGCTGCGTGCGCTCCTGATGCAGGCGACGCTGGTTGCGGATAACGGAGTAAATCTGCGTCTCTGACATCTGGTAATGGCGGCGCAGGGTTTCAATTTTTTCACCCTGGCTCCAGCGGGAAAAAATCTCATTATTGCGCAGTTCGGTGAAAAGGGATTCACCGACCGGGAGATAATAACCACGCCCGCCCATGTACCCGGCCTGTGCGGCCGCAACCTTACGGGCAAGCATTCCCGCCTGAGCAGATTCAATCCCCTGACGGTGCAGTTCAGCACTGATCACATCAACCAGGTCACGCAGCGTGCCGGGCCAGTTCTTTTTCAGCTCATCATCAGGAATATCATCCAGACGGTCAATCAGCGCGTGCAGCTGTTCGCTGTCACCAAACATGCTCATCTGTGTTTCAGCCATACCCGCCTCCGGTCACCATTACACAGGGCAAGTTTAAAATAAAAATCCCGCGCTGTGGCGGGATTTGGGGTTAAAAAGGGGAGGATTCTTCATACAGCCTGCAAACGCGCTCATAACTCATCACTGTACGCACTGACATCCCCAGCACATCCAGCATCTTGCGACGGTGCCAGCGTTTGAGACACTCCAGCACATCCGAGGCCAGTGCGGGGTGTTGCTCCAGCCACTGCCAGTTAGCCACACCTTCGCCACCGTTCTGCGCGGCCGTCTGCGACTTCACCCAGCGGTTAAGGGCCGTTTCCCCGCCATCAGCGATAAAGCCCTGCCGGTGCATTACCTTCCAGATGGCGCGAATTTTGGCGGTCACCGTACCCGGTTTTAAGGCCCGGTTAACCGGTTTCTGACGCACTTTAAAACCGCGTTTTTTGAAAACATCCAGCACGCGGGATAACTCATCCGGTGACATATCCCGGCAACTGGATTTGCCGGTGGCTGCCAGCAGAACGAATGTATAGGTTTCATCATCCAGGGCAAGCTCGCGCTTTGCCACATGAATGGCGGATATCAGTTTCCCTCTCATGCTGTATCAACACTCCTGCTGATATGATAGATATTATTTTCCCGATCGAGCTGAACCCGATACTCCGGAGGAATCACAAAAATATTAAAACCATCAACAGTTTTTATTCTTGAGTAGTATTCCCCCTTATGATATCTGGCAAGTGCATTAATCAGAGAAGCCGCCGCCAGCCCAATCAGGTATTTTTTATGAAAAATACTGATAACTTTCCGGCACAGCCATCGTGTAATGACGAATGCACCGAAAAACGATGTGATATATAAACACCAGAACAACTGCGAACTACTGTCCATTATCTTTCTCCTTATTCAGTCTTCTGCGGCATTCGGCACAGTCATCAGGGCTTTCAAATGTATCCGGCTCGCGATTATGAGCCAGATATAACCACCGCCCACATATACTGATATTTTCACCTGTTTTAAAAAAATGATGCTTCTTAGCCATCAATGGCCGCGCCCATCCAGCGGGTAGACTATTCATTAGCTTTATCCTCCATGCTGGACAGAATCATATGTATTAATGTCGGGCGTGGAGATATACGCATTTCATTAAGCGTCTGAAGGGCAGCAACAGCAGCCATTTTATCGGTGCCTCTGGCAATTTCTGCAAGAGAATGCACAATCCATAACGGACTTAACGCTACGGCTGAATCCAGAATCATGTCATCCATAATAATTTCTGGCACATCCCGTTTGTCACATTCTTTATCCATAAAAGAAACGATTTTTTCCGCATCTTCCGGTTTCATACCTCCGGCGATAAGAATTTTACGATATTCATAAGACGTTCTTAATTCAATGCTCATATTCATCTCCTGTAACTCTGACAAGGACGTGATTTTTCTCATTTACGCCTCCCGGAAATACGAATGTATATACCGATGAGAAAATCCATAATAAACAGGAAGAGCGACATCCTGATAAAGAACCAAATGTCAGGCATAATGGACAGGTTTCCTGTAATCGCAAATATAAAACCAGTCCCCCACACTGGAACGATAATTGCGAAAAATACAAGTCTCTTTATCATGGCGTTAACTCCCGTAATACAGCGTCCTCGGCGGTCCGTCGACGGTAATAAACAGCGTGAGCAGAATGTTCAGATATGCCAAACTTTTCGCCAATTTCCCGGAATGACAGACGGCGAGGGTAATCGGAATCCCGTAGTGCACGTATAAGACGAACATCCTCATCAGATATACGTGTGCCGGGGCGTAACTCACCGCACTTTGTTAATCCGGCACCAATCATTCCTGCGCGGCACCTGACAGAGTCTTTATTACGTCCGAGATAATCCCCCATTTGCTGGCAGGTCATTGTCCGGGCATTTTTTCGGATAAATTTATCTTCATCAGGTGTAAATCGCGGTCGTTTATATTTCAGCAACTCCGGGTATGTACTGCGCAATACGCCAGTCCGGTTATATACGGCCCAGACACTTCTTTTTATTCTGGCGGCAATATCCTTAACCGGGGTGGAGGAATAAAGCGCAATCAGCAGCGCATCTTCTTCAGGTGTCCACGGGCGGACATGAGCAGGTGCACGACCTTTTCGCCCCATGGGTTGTAATTTCATCATGCATCACCCCCTGACTCGCTTTTCAGCAGCATAAAACTCATCAGACAGAATTTCGGTCATTTTCTGATTTGCGGGTTTTACACCGCACTGAAGATAAATCACATCGTCAACGCAGAACCACTCCACAGGGCCATACAGGATTGCTGAGAAATCAATGCCCAGCCAGAACAACAGGGCATCGGTTCTGGCATACGTGACGGGCGAATATTCACGCCACAGACTGTTCAGTTCGTCAGAGGCAGTGCGCAGGGCTTTGGGAATGCGCGATGTGCGCGGCGTGCAGCTCCAGCCATTCGACGCAGTCGGTTTTCGCCATAAATCACGATGAAAAGGATATTTGTCATTCGTAAAACGCAGCCCCTTAAAACAAAAACCGCTGATACCGGATACAAATACCGACCGGCACTCAACATTCAGCACGGCCTCAAGGCGTTTTGCCTCATCCTTAACTTGCTGGCAGTCCTGCTGATATTTTTGCCACGCAGCCAGCGCGGAAGGGTTCGATGTTTTAAAGAACATTACGCCACCTCCGCAGATATCCCGGCAGGCGCTGCCGTCCGGTCAACAATCAGGTAACGCAGAACATGTTCGGTGATATTCCAGCCGCTTAAACCGCAGATAATGGTCCCCAGGCGAATGTCGATATACGCCATCACAAACTGGGGCACACCTTCTTTCATTGCCTGCTCATCAACTTCAGCCACCACATAAACGGTTTCACAGGTCAGAACGCCCTGCGCAAATTCCCACGCCATCGACGGAATATCATGCCCTTCAACCCACGGCAGGGATTTTCTGAAGCTGCACCACTGAACATCATCAGCCACAGACTCCTGGCGGCATTTGCGACGAACCGGCTGTACCGGGCGGGGACGCGGAATATCATAAAAACCGTTACATTCTGTCAGCACACCGGCATCAACCGCATCACGCAGAAAATAGACCATCGAGGATGGCGGCATATTCATTCTTTGAGCCAGAACGCCGCAGGTCAGACGCCCGTAAATGCTCAGCCAGTTTTTAACCCCTTCAAGCACTTTTGCATCTATCATGAATTATTCCTCCGTCAGCGCCACATATTCAGAATGTTTAATTTCCTGACATTCTTCAGGAATACGCCCGTTTATTTCCCTGCCATAAGCACCTACTTTAAACACCACGCACAGGGCATCACGGGAGAGAGACGGGGTCCACCAGGAGTCTGTGTTAAACATGGAGGGCATTCTCATTACCCCCAGCTTTTCACAGAGCCAGACAAGGAAATCAGGTCGCTTTCTTAAATCGCGTTCAGCGGCTTCAACCATTGTGGCAATCGCCGGTCCTTCAGGGCATGACTCATCAGGTCTGGCTATAAAGCACTGTCCGCTACCGATAAAAGCCACATCATCGCGCTTACGCCAGCCCGCAGGCAGAGCACCGGCAAAATAAAACTCACTGATTCTGTCCATGGCGAACGGCTTTAAGCGCAATCCGGCAGCGCCTGTATTTTTCAGTAACGTCCGAAGAATACTGTTGCGTAGCGGTAAAACAGTCTGTTGATATTTGGTGAAATATTTATTTGTCTGTGCTCTGTCTAATTTGAAATAAAAATATGCCATATTTCCTGTTCCTTATTTTCAGTTTACAGGCGCAAGCAGCCCTCTGACGCGAGCGCCATAATTAAAACAATGTGATATCTAAAGATTTAATGCGGTGTTATTTATTCAGTCCGGCGTCCTGTTCAAAAGGCTCGACAGAAAAACTTTCAGCGCCTTTATTCACCTTAATACCGGCAATACCCTTTACCGCATCCGGTTCCGCCAGAATGGCTTGCTTATTCACTTCCTCTTTCGTGCGGATGAAACGCTCAAGCCCCATACGGCGCAGCATTTCAATCACACCTTCCACATCACGGCTGACGCTGCATGATGGCTTTTCCAGCCGCCATGACACCGTTCCGGTTGTCAGATTGGCAGTTTTGGTTTCGCCACCGTTCGTCAGCTCATCGCGGTTGGTTTTGCACCAGTCATGAATCCCCTTAAAAAGCACTTTGATTTCTTTTTTAAGGTTTTCAATCTGCGGCGTATAACGGGCGGTGATTTCTGCCACTTCATCATTCATTGCCGTTTCCAGGCGCAGCGCCTCTCGCTGCATATCCCCAAAGCGACGGATATCGCGACTGACTTCTTCCCGGGTCTGCGGTGCCGCCTCGGCTGCGGCCTTTAATTTTGTAACGCGTTTAGCCATTTTGTTTTTCCTTATTGCAGTGTGCCTGATGCTTTATGCACGCGGTGGCGTTTAATGATGGCATCCGCCCCAAAAGCCTGTACAGATGCCTGAAATTCCGCTGAGAGAAACTGAATAATTGCAGGACTGTGATACTGGAGAATACTTGCATAAACGTCACAGAGTGACGTCGGGCTGTTATCCGTATCACGTTCTGTTTTCACATCCACTCCAATCTTTTCATGCACTTCAACACAGTCATTGCCTGCCAACTTTTCGTCATGCGAAACATGATTAAATTCAAAAATAACGCGTACTTTGCTCATGGAATTACCCCTGCTGATTAAATTCATTACCTTTAATAACCCCGGAACGCATGCTCATATCTTTCATGAGCGCACTGGCTTTCATTGCCACAAGTTCAGCAAAGTCTCTGCTTTCCGCGAGCATAACCACCCCAAAAATCATGGCGGGTCCATCACCTTTCTGCTTTATCCCGGTTGAACGTATGTCCAGACTTACCCCCATGCGCACTGTTCCATCAGGGTTTTTATGGATAACGTGCTCCTTGTATTCGAAAATAATGCGTACGACTTTACTCATCCTCTGGTCCTCGTTCTGTTTGGATAACTGACCCGGCGTCTGACCTCACGGCAGAACCGAATCATGGCATTAAAGGCTTCTTCCTCCGTCACCGCTTCCGGTATCCCCGGAACCAGTAACTGCTCCTGTTCATCACGTCCATGACGCGCCATAACCTCAATCACATGCCGTACCGTGGCAGGCTTTCCGGCAACTATCGGCAATGCACCTTCCGGCAGGACGTAACCAAACTCAATAAGACCACTCGACCACGCCCATGCAATGAGATTTCGTTTCACCTCACACCTCCCAGTAAACCGTGCAGCCGCTGATGCGGGTGGCCTTCACACGGCGGCGCAGGCCGTTGGTCTGTATGGTGATTTCAATTTCACCGGTTCCCTGCACGTTGCCTACCGGCGGCGTGGTTTTCAGTGCAAAACGTTGCGGATAGCGCTTACTGCGTTCCAGTACCGCACCGGCAAGTTCGGTCAGACGGCGCGCGCTGTTCAGGGAGTCGAATAAATTCATTTTGTTACCGCAGGATTGCATATTCATATAACACCTCATTTAGCTGACTTGTTTCGCACCAACAGAACGGCATATTCCGCTGTAAACGTCTGTCGCACCTTTGCGATCAAGTCCGGCAGATATCACCATTCGTGTGCGGTCATTAAATTCAAAAAGTAAATCGCCACATTCTTTATTTTCGGCCAGTGAAATCACCTTCACGTTATCGAAATTAACCAGGTAAAAGCGTCCGTAAATATCAGGAATATTAAATACCGCCATAATCACACCTGTGAGAGTAATTCAGGGTTGGTATAAACCTCTTTAAAGGCCGCATTAATATGTTTTTCTGTCAGCGCCGCGCCTTCACCGCTGGCGGTGAGCCACGCCTGGTTAAGCGTATGTGTCAGAACGCGTAACGCTCCCGGTTTTTCAGCGATAGCCTGCATGACGGCCAGCTCGGCCTCACCACTGATACCCCATGCCCTGGCAATGGCCAGCACATCCGCCTTTTTAGCCTTGCGAAGTTGTTTTGTACGGGCAAGACGACTGAACAGGCGCGATAAGTCATCAACGGCGCGGCGTCCACCCTTAAACAGTCCGCGCGGGTTACCAATAAGCACCATCCCGATCCCCGTGGCGTCCTGGATTGCACGCAGTTGTTCCAGACCGTCAATACCCAGATGATCCGCCTCATCCACAATCACCAGTCCACGCGTTCCCGTCAGGCGACGGCGGATGGCGCGGGATAACGCCCCCTTGTTCGCGCGGGTGTAATCAATCCCCAGCGCATCGGCCAGCTCCAGCAGACACTCCGTGACGCTGGAGTGCGCGGGTGACAGGGTGATCATCCAGGTGTTTGGTTGCTCCTGGCAGTAATTACGGGCGGTGGCCGTTTTACCCACACCCGGTACGCCCACAATGACGTTAATACAGCCCATCAGGCGAACCGCCTGAAACAGTGCGCGCAGCTCCTGGACTGTCTGCGTTTCCACAAACTGCGGCGGTTCCGGCAGTGCGCTTTGTTTATTCCAGT